CTACCCGCCGAACTGTGAATGCAGACTCACCAGCCGCTGCGCGAGTGTCTCGGCGTCGTGGCGCATGCTATAGAGCGACGTGGTGCCGATGCAAACATGGCCATACCAGACGTGGAAGCCGTCTAGGCCAGGGAAAGCTACACCTGCACAGTCCCTGATGGCCCCGGAGATGGTGGCCGCTTGAAACTCTGCGACCTCGGCCCGTCCATCGAGCACGCGGGCTGCGTACAGGCCAGGCGCCTCCTTGTCGATGTGGAGGGTGTAGATCATGGCTTTCGGCCCGGCACCAGCTGGATAGATTCCGTGCCTTGCTGGCGGCGTGGCGAGATCCAGTAGACCCACAGTCCCCGAGCCCAGGCGCAGGCATAGATGATCGACACGGCGAAGATGCCCCACTGCTCGGCCTGCCAACTGGCATAGAACCAGAAGGGCTGCCCCAGCATGCCGAACACAGGCGCCCACTTGCGCGAGCCCTCTCCCCGGGCCTGGGAGAGCCAGGCCGCCAGGGCGCCCAGAAGGGCAATTGCGATCTGATCGAAGCTCATGGCTGCATGGTACGGGAGACTGGCCACATGCACACCAGGGCCACGCGCAAGCCGCCACAGGAATGATCCTGATGGATATGCCCCGAGGTGGTGCATAGCATTCTGCCGGTTGGGCCATCCATGGAGAACCACTATGGACGACGCGGAACGCGACCAAGACCTGGATGAAGGCGAGGAGGCGAACAGCCCCGCCGTGACATCGAGCCTCGCAGCGCTGGCCGTGCTGTTACTGGCCGTGGTGCTGGGCGTACTGGTGATGCTTGTGCGCGGCTAGAACTGATTGCTCGTGAGCGGCGCCGTGCACGCCACCAACGCGGCCAGCAGCCGCACCTCATAGCCCTCGCGGCGGTCAATCTCAGCCAGCGCGGCGCGCAGCAGCTCGAAGGGGTCGGCGTCTTCGGCCAGGGCCTCGGTGGGCATGGCGGGCCTGTCCGGGACCGGCTCGCGGCACTCCACGGGCACGGGCACCTTGACCTCCTGGATCTCGACGCGCGGCGTGGTGCCGCAGCCGGCCAGGGCCAGCGCGCCCAGCAGCACCCCGAATTGACGAATTGAGCAATTGGTCAATTTCATGGCTTGACCCTCCCCTTGAGCCACTGGCTGCCCAGGGCCTGCAGGCTCGCGCAGCTGTCGCCAGGTGCGCCCGGCGCGGTGGCCAGGGTGTAGTCGGCGCGGTCGTTCAGCGCGGCGGCCTGGCCAGCGGCAGCAGCACGGGCCGGTGCCGCCTCGGCAGCACGCTGCGCGGCCACCGCGCCCAGGGCTTCGGTCGCATCGCTGCAGGCCTGGGCACCCTTGAGCGCGCCGTCGCGCTGCTGCTGCATGCTCACCAGATTGGCGGCGGACGTGGCCGATTCATCGCGCGCGGACAGCCACGCCGCCCCCAGCAATAGGTTGCCGGCCGCAAGCGCGGCCATGATGGCTTGCGTGGGAGTGATCATGCTGCTGCTCCCAGAAGGTTTTTGCCGATGCGGCGCGCCCAGCCCTTGCCGAAGCTGCCCCAGGTGGGGCGGTCGGCCAGGAAGAGCAACCGGTGGCCGTTGTAGCGTGCGGCCAGCGCCGGCCCGGCGGCAACAGCTGCGGCAATGGTCTTGGGGCCGAGGATGCCGTCATCCGCCGTGCCGGCCGCGCGCTGCAGCCACTTGATGGACTGCACCGGGCCGCTGTTGACGGCGCCATCGAACACATCGAAGCGCACGGCCTCGGGCAGCTGATCAGCGCGCACGGCGCCCCAGTACAGGCGGCGGTAGATGCTCTTTGCGCGGTCGCGCGGCAGGTCGCGCATCTCGCCCATGTAGCCGTCGGCGCGGGCAACGCGGGCCGTGACGCCCCACATCGTCTCGCCGCCCGGGTCCGCCGAGTTGTTGCTGTAGCCGCCCTCATGCCCCAGCAGCCTGTCGAATGCCTGGTCAAATTTCATTGTCATCTTGCCTCCGCATGGGGTGCGCGGCACCATGCCAGCGCGCCACGTTGATGAGCAGGCCCGCGAGCACGCAGGCGCTGAAGATGGTGTCGCCGATCGAGGTCCAGGAGCCCCACAGCGCGGGCTGAAAGCCGGACGAGACAGCACCGGCAAGCAGGGCCATGTACTTGAGTCGCGCCAGCAGGTACTTCTGGCAGACGCGGGAATTGAGGCGGCATATGGATGCCCAGATCACGCCCAGACAGATCACAAGGTTGGCCATGGCCAGGAGTTGATGTGCTTGCCACGTCATCACACACCTCCCTCGCCGCCACCGGCCTTGCGCTCAAGCACCCGCGCCACGCGCTCGAAGACCCAGCGGCCCAGGCGCGGCCAGTCGTCGCCCACGCCGCCCACGAGCAAGGCAATCGGAGCGAGCATCCAGTTGGTCTCATCGAAGCCAAGCCAGCGGCCTGCAAGAGTGGCCAGGCCCCAGGTCACAAGCACCGCAGTGGCGTTGAGCCGCATGAAGTAGCCCACGGCACCAAGGCGCGCACTTGGGTCGCGCCGGCCCAGCGCCCAGGCCGCACCCACAGTTGAGGCGATCAGGATCACCGCATATGGCCCAGCCAGCTCGGCGAGCCTCGGGCCGAAGAGCACCGAGGCCAGCGCGATGGCCACATTCGTCGGTTCCAGTTGATTCATAGCCCTCCCAGGCATGAAAAAACCCGCCGTAGCGGGTTGTTTTGGGGTGGTGTCGCTCAGAGCGTCACAGCAAGCGCGAAGGCTTCATCGAGCGATTGCGGCGTGCCGCCGAGCTGCGCCCAGAGCTGCTGAAGGAACGGGTTGGCTCGCTCCCAGGTGTCCGCCTCGTATTCGATCTGGGCCTCGCGCTTTTGCACGGGGTCTGTGATCGCGGCTATGGCCGCCTCGGCATCGTCCAGCACTCCATGGGTGAGCAGTGCGAGCTGCCCTTGCCGGCGCGTGCAGGACTTCGGGATCAGCGCGGCTGCAGCCTCCTCGCGCTGACGCTGCAGCTCGGCCAGCTCCTCTTCGGTGAGCGGCACGACGGACCACTGCTGACGCCACACGCCGTCGATTTCCACCGGCTCGGCCTCGACAGGCTTGTGCGTGTCCGCGTCGTATGCCGGCGTGTCGGTGGGCTCCACTGGGGCATAGCACTCCAGGTGGTGCGCCATCATCGTGAGCGGATGCAGCTCCTGGATCTGCACGACGCTCAGTGGATAGTCTTTAGTTTCGATATTGATGTACATGTTGATCCTCAAATAACGCGACCGAGCCTTGTGCCCGTTGCCAGCCATGTCACATAGGAATTGCCGTCAACGTAGTAGCCAGCGAGCCCCCCGGAAGCGCCGGCCCCGGCGCCCCCACCGGACTGCGTGCCTCCGCGCGTCCCCGGGGAGCCGGTTGCGCCGGCCACTCCCATGGTTCCGCCCTGTCCGCCGCCGCCACCCGTTGCCCATGGCGCGGTGTCGCCGGGGTAGGTGGCGCCGGTATAGCCCGATGTGGTCCCTGCCGTGCCGTTTGCGCGCGCAACGAGCGTCACGGTCCCAGACGTAGAAAATCCCTCCCCGTTGCCGCCCAGGCCGCCCGACGCGCTCCCTTGGTCTCCCGTCGAGTAAACCCAACTTGCGTTGCCGCCGCCGCCGCCACCGCCACCTCCGCCAAAGATCATCCCGTTGTTCGTCACGCGGATGCGGGTGCGGGTGTAGAGGCCTGTGCCGCCCACCCCACCAACAAGCTGGGAGCCACCACCTGCGCCGACAACGCCGCCTATCCGGCCGTTGTTGATGATGTGCAGCGCATCGTCTGGGATGCCGGTCACCTGCAGCGATGCGACATCGACGCCGGCATTGATGACGCACTCAATCTGCATGCCTGTGACATAGCCTGCTGCGGTTGCCAGGGACAGGATGTTGGGGCTTCGCACGTTCGCGGAGATGACAATCTGCACGGTGCGACTTGCACAGGACATGAACCATCGTGCTGTCATGGGTTATGCACTCCTGCGATAAAGACATCAATAAAAGATCCCTCGGTATTAACAAAGGTTAGCGTCAGCGTCTGACCCGCTGAATACGTCGGGAAAGTTATGCCTGCAGGGAATCGGAAATTGGTGTTAAAGCTAATAGGCCATGCACCGCCAGAGAATTTCAGCCGCATCGTTATCTGATCGCCAAGACCGCGAAGGCCGCCAGTAAAGTAAGTGTTGTACTCAACCGTCAGCTGATGAATGGAGCCCTTTGACGGGTCAAGCGTGTAAACCTTCGCACCGCCTGGGCCAACTCCGGTGCTTGTTGCATAGACTTTTTCAATAAACGTAGTGTCGGTGATGACTCTTGACCACAAAGACCATTCGGCGTCATGCTTGTTCCGTATCCAAGTCCAACCTTGATAGCCCACATTAAATGCCTGAGATGCAATCTGGGTGATGCGCCCGTTTTCACCGAAAGTAATCACGTCCCACGCATTGACACTCGGGTGCCCAGGAGGCCAGTCCGAACCCACGGCAGTTGCAGAGATGTAAGCCGCCCACTGATTTAGCGGCGCCGCGCTCATGAGCGCCGTGTGGTCAAAAACAGATGCAGCCTTGGATGTGACCTCGCTTGCTCGCGGCGCCTGGTTGCCAGTCGCTCCAGCCGGCACATTGATGTGCCCTGTGAACGTGCCGCCCGTGGTCGGCATGTAGACGCCCGTGATGTCACCCCAGGCGAGCTGCCAGGCCCCGCCATCCCACCACCAACCGCGCTTGTTGAGCGCCGCATTCGTACCCGTGTTGGTGTACAGCGCACCGGCTTGCAGCGGGTTGCCCATGTTGTCGGTCGTGGGGTGCGAGTTGACCGCCTTGCTGCCCAGGTACATGACCTGCATCGCGGTCAGGGCTGCTGTGGCCATGCCTGCAGCAGAGGAGGCAGTACTCGCGCTGCTGGCTGCCGCTGACGCGCTACCGCTGGCTGCACTCGCGCTCCCTGCTGCCGCTGAGGCGCTGCCCGATGCTCCAGAGGCGCTGCCAGCGGCGGAATTGGCTCGCTCTTGCGCCGCAGTTGCGTTCGTCCAGCACGCGATGGCGATCTCGCGCATTCGCGAGACAGCAGGCGGGACCGATGTGGCGTATGCATAGGCCTCGTTGTTGAAATTGGTGCTGCCGAGCGCCGGATAAGGCGAGATCGGCAGCACGTCCGGGATCGTGACGATATCGGTCATACGTTGCCTTTGATTTGGATTTCTGCGCGGGCAGTTGGGCCGCCCGAGGAGCGCACGGTGCCGGTGACCTTGCCCACGGTTGCGAGGTGCGAGAACTTGGCCAGCTTGGAGACTTCGACGGCCACCACCTTGCCGGCGATCTGAGTCAGAAGCGAATCGATCAGCGGCGCCTGGTCAGCAGCCACCACGACGGACAGGCTGATGTTCTTGGCCTTGCGTCCCTCGATGTCCTCGTACGTGCCGTCCGCGTTGTCCTTGGTGTAGCCGTAGTCCTTGGTCGTGACCTCGGCGCCATCCTCGACCGCGCTGAAGCCGCCCGAGGGGGCCAGCAAGGTCTTGTGATTGCCGACGCTGATGTAGCCGACAGCAGCCTCAGCCGTCGGCGCGGTGCGGCGCACGGTGATCTTGATGCGCTGATCAGGGTGCAACGGGATGCCCCGGAGCACGTAGTGATCGCCGCGCTGCAGATCGCCGAAGAGGTATTCCCATTCGCCGTATGCCTGCTGCCAGAGGTCTGCGTTGATGGGCGGAATCAGGTTTGCCCCGCCCGGACCGGCCGTGATGGTGATGCTGAGCGAGTCGCCCTCCAGCCCATACAGAGCCAGGCCATCGGCGAACACGCCCTTGAGTTCATAGGTCAGCGTCTGGAGAGCACGGGCCTTCGTGAACAGGTATTGATCGAACGGGCACCAGCGATTCGTCGGCTCTTTGAAAAGCCACTCGGCCGGCATCTTGTCCGGCGTCGTCGCGGTGCCCGTGTGATCTTTCACACACTGGTAGATCTTCCTTTCATAAACGCGGCGGTCGCCAACCTTGTAGTTACCGGACCCGACCCACGCCACTTCGCCCCGGGCTGCATCCAACTCGGGAATCGACGTAGCAGGGCCGAACGAATCTGGCGTGATCGCTTTCGGCAAAAGAATGTTCATACCGTTCCCACCCTCAAGACGCCCGACTCCGCCACGGTGTCGAACTGCTCAGCCATTTGCGGCATGCCCGCCGTGTTCTGTGCCGTGCGTTGGCTTGCGGCACGCACCTCGCTGAGTTCAGCCCTCAGCGCGCGCACCTCAGCTATCAGCGCGTCATTGCCCCCCGCCCCGCTCAGCATTGCCTGCGTCTGGGCCGAGGACCAGTAGCGCGCCGGGCCTGTCACCTCCAGCTCTGGACCGCGCTCGCCGACCAGGCGCAGGCCGCCGCCGAACAAGCCGCCGCTGGCAAATGCCGGGATGCCGTAGGTCTTGAACCAGTTCTCCCAGTCGCGCTCATAGAGACCTGAGAGGTCTGCCAAGTCCTTGGGCTTGAGCTTGTTGTCGCGAATCCAGGCGTTGAGCCCAGCCGCGTCACCTGTGCCGTCGAACTTGTGATACCCGCCCGCAAGCTTGTCGAGCTCGGCAACGCGGCCCGGGTCCGTGATGCCCTCGTACCAGGTGCCGCCAGAGCCGTCAGTGCGTGGGCGCACGTACTTCGGATCTGCGGCCGCGCTTCCGCCACCACCTGGCCCCCACACAGCGCCGCCGCTGGAGCCAGGCTTTTGACCCGTTCCGCCGCCGTTGATGTTGGAGCCTGGTATCAGCGCATGCAGGGCCTTGACGGCATCCTCAACGCTCAGCGTCGCATCGATCTGTGCCTTGTTGTCGGCCAGTTGGTCGCGCCAGTACGTGAGCGTCTTGTCGAGGCGCTCAAGCTGCTCTTGCGAGGCCTTGAGCTGTCGCTCCTCCGCGCTCAGCTGCGCATCGCCCTTGTCGGCCAACTCGCTGAGCTGGCCGGCGAGGACCAATGCATCGCGGTCGCGTTCAAACTGGGTCGCATAGCGCCCCGAGTTGACGCCGCCCCGGGCCGCCCCGATGGCATCCGTCAGGCCGGTGTACTCGGTGATCTTTCGCCCGCCGCGCACGCCCGACAGCGCGTCCTCGATGTAGACCATGCCCTGGGCCGCCAGCATCTGCTGCGTGGCATCCAGCGAGCCATAGAGGTCGCGCGCATTGCTCTTGAGCGTGCTCAGCGCGCTGGACAGGCTGCTTATGGCCTCCTGGCTCGCGCTGGCCACGTCCTGCCAGTACTTCTGTTCGCGCTGTATCGCGGCCTCGAAGTTCGCGTATGCGGCATCCTTGGCCTTCTTGCGTGCATCCTCGACAGCCTTGGCCGCCTCGTCTGCCGCAGTCTTCGCAGCCTCTGCCGCTGCCTCCGCCGACTTCTGGGCCGAATCTGCCGCGATGCCGAACAGCTGCGCCAGGGCCAGCAGCTTTGCCGCCAGCTCCGTGTTGCCGGATGCCAGCGCGTCCTCGATCAGCTTGCGGAACTGCTTCTTCGCGGCCTCGCCGCCCGCGGGGTCGATGTCCACCACGCCCAGCTTCTTCAACTGGTCGCGGACCTGGCGCTGGAGGATCTCGGCCCTTTCCTGCTCGCTGTAAAACCCCGCGTAGAAGGCGTTCACGTTGCCGGCCAGCGCCTCGATGCCGCCAGAGAACTTGAGCAGCTCGGTCTGGGCCTTGGCCGTGAGCCCGGCAAAGCTGGTCATCGTGTCGGCCCAGCCCTTGAAGGCAGCATCAATCACGGCGATCTTTTGAATCGCTGCGTTGAGGCCCTCGATCGTCACGTTGTCGCCCAGGGCATCAAGCTCATCGCGCATCCAGCCCGGGATATCCCCCTTCTTGATCTCGTTGACCAACTCGCCGCCCATGTCGGCGACAAACTGCGCCCACGCTTTTTGCGGGTCCTTGTCCATGTCCCGGTTCTTGTACTTTTTCAGCACTTCGCCGGTCTGCTTGTCAAGGATCTGGAAGAAGCCCATAGCCCCTTCGTCGCCGTACTTCGGATTCGTGCTGAACCCTGCTGCGATGTCGATTTCGCGCGCACCGCCGCCGATCTTTGCCAAGGCCTTGTACATCTCCAGCATGCCGTTGACCGTGGTCTGCAGCTGCTTGTCGAGCGCATCGTTTTTGCGGCTGGTGAAGTCGCCCAAGGTGTTGCCCCAAGCGTCCGTGCCGAGCACCTGCTTGACAGCCAGGTCGCGGTCCGTCGTCGCTGTGGACGCCACGCCGCCCGAGTGATTCGGGCCGCGCGAGCTGCCGCCGAACAGCTTCTTGATCAGAGAAAAACCAGCAATCGCAATGCCGATGTACGGCAGCGCCGCGCCCAGGGCCTGCATGCCACCCGCGAGCAGCTCGCCGCCCAGCATCATCTCGACGCCACCCGACAGGGCTGGGATGCCACCCGCCAGGCCGGCGCCGAAGTTGGTGCCGGCGAACAGTCCCGAAGACCCAAGCATATTGAGCCCGGGAATGCCCCCGCCGATGCCTCCACCAGCGCCGCCTGCACCGCCTATGCCACCCAGCCCACCGCCGCCCTGGACACCGATGAGGGACGCCACAACCTGCACCACGAACGGCCGCAGGAACATCTTGTAGATCTGGTCCGCCACGGTCGTTTTGAACGTGGTGGTCAGGCTCTTCGTGAAGCTGTCCCAGCCGTCGCGCCCGTTGTTGAGCATGTCGGCGAAGCCCTTGCGGAAAATCTCGTCGTACTGCTCGACCTGCTTGGTGACGTACTCCTCCTGGATCCTGAGCAGCGACGTCTGCGTGTTGACCTCGGCCTTCTCGCGGGCCTTCTGACGCAGCGTCTCGCGCTTCTTTTCGTTCTCGTCCTTGTCGTCGCTGTAGATCGTGCGGTCGATCTCCGCAAGCTCCTTGGCGAGCTCCAGTTCGATGCGGCGCTGCGCGATGATCTTCTTGCGCTGCACCTCGTCAGCGCCCAGCAGCGACAGGCCCTCCTTCTGGATCTCCAGCTCATCCTTCGATGTCTGGAGCGACTTCGTGAGACGGTCGTCCATCTGCTTGTAGTCGGCCTGCTGGAGCGCCGCCGTGTAGCGCTTCTGGGCGGCGATCTTGGCTTCAAGGCTGGCGATGTACTTCGGGTCGAAGCTGTCGCTGCCCTGGGCCTCGGCCATCTGCTGCTCAAGCGTGGCGAGTGTCATGCGCTCGATCTCGGTGCGGCCCTTGCCGAACACGGCATTGGCGGCCTCCTGCTCGCGCGCACGCTCGGTGATCGAATCTGCGGCCTTGAAGTTGCCGGAGATGAGGGCCTCTTGAGCCTTCATCGACTTCTCCAGGCCGTCATTGCTGCGCAGCTGCACGCCCAAGGCATCGGCCAGCGCCTTCGCCTCTTCCAGCTTGGCGCGGGTCTTCGCGTTCGTGGCTTTCTCGATCTGGGCCGACAGCTTGAGCGACTCGCGCTCACCGGCATTGAGTTGAGTGGCGGCTATGCCGATGCTCAAGAGCTGGTCGTGATACTCCTTGGCGGCGGCTAGTTGCCCGATCAGATTTGCCAGCTGATTCTCGGAAATGGTGATCCCACCGCCTGCGGCCTTCTCGGTAAACCTTTTATTGATGCCCGCGACAGTCTTGTCGTAATCGGACTCCAGCTTTGCCAGCTTGGAGCCCAGCTCCGGAGAGTTGGCTAGCGCCTTCTTGGTCTTTTCGACAGCATCGTTGTAGAGGTTCTGTGCAACGGTCAGCTCCTGCTTGCGCTTGACCTCCTTCGAGGCAAACTGACCGGCAACCTGATCGAATGCCTGCATGGCATCCACGTAGTCCTTGCTTGCGACCTGCTCCGCAGCCTTTTTCTGGCCAGCCGCGATACCATCCCGCAGACTCTTCTCCTGGGCGCGCAGATCCTCGACAGCGGCGCGGCGGCGCTCCTCCTCTGCCTTGCTTGCGCGGCTGCCACCGAAGGCCGCACGCTCAGCATTCGCGAGTTGGCGTTCTGCCGCCTGCAGGTCGCTCTGGACCGAGGCGAGCTTCTGTTCCGCAGTGCCTTCGCGGCCAATATCGAGGATGGCATCCCATGCCTTCTTGGCAGCGTTCTTGACCTTGTTCCAGCCGGCCTCGATGTAGCCCAGGTTCTGGACCATTTCGGCGCGGCGGCTCGACATGGCATCGGCGTAGGCCTTCTGCGCGATGGCGGCGGCCTCAGCCGTCTTACCCTGTTTATCCAGGGCCTTGATCTGGTCGTAAACGCTGGCCGTGAGGTGGTTCATTTCCTCATTCAGGGCGAGCGAGGCCTTGAGCGGATCCTTCGCCAACTCGGCAAACTGCTTGGCCGTGTCCTTGACCGCCTGGCCTGTGGCCTTCTCCCACTGGATGGCGACAGTCGTGAATTCCTGGAGGCTGTCCGCGCCGACCTTGCTGTCCCTGGCCATCTCAGCCAGCCCTGCAGCAGCGACTCCTTGTGTGCCCACGACGCCAGCCATTGCGCGGGCCATGGTGTTGAGCTGGTCTACCGTGACGCCTGCCTGATTGCCAGTGAGCAGGATCGACTTGCGGAAGGCGTCGGATTCCTTGCTGCCTTGGTAGTAGGCGAGGCCCAAAATCGCCACGGCAGCACCAGCGGCAGTGAGGGGGTTCACCAAGCCCGCGACATACGATGCCAAGCCGCGAGCAGCGGCGCCAGTTGTGCCGAACATGTCCTTGAGCTGACCGCCCTGCTGGAGGAGGACCGTCAGCGGCGCCTGGCCCGCCTGCAACGACACAACGATGTCAGTGAACTGCGCCGGCACCATCCGCATCGCTGCAGCGGTCTGCGCGGCCGACACGCCCACCTTGCCAACACCCGTCTCAGCCTCACGCAGCTTGGCGATGAATGGTGCGGCCTGGCTGGCAACGCCAAGTTGCGCAGCCTGCAGCTCCAGCAGCTCGGATTTCGTCTTGCCCAGCGCCTGGGTCTGCGAGCGCAGGGACTCCAGGAACGAACTCTGACCCGCGTCCTTGGCCTGCTGCGCCTTGAACGACGCGAGTGCGTCTTCGGCCTCGCGCAGCTTGGCAACCAAGGGATTCAGCTGGGTCGCATCGAGACCACGCATCTCGATCTTCTGCTCGAAAGCGCGGCTCAGGCTCTCGCCGGCCTGCGCGGCGATCTTGGCCTTTTCCGTGGCGCGGGTCAGCGCCTGGGCCATGGCGCTTTCGGCCCGGCCCATCTTCTGGGCGGCTTCATCGGCGCCATCGCCGATCCCCTTCACGCCCTTGGCGGCCTGCTCGCCGGATTTGGCGACGGACGCAGCCATGTCGGCCGCGCCAGTCTTGATGTTCTGAAAGGTGGTCTTGGTATCGTCTTCCGCAGAAACCACGAAGCCAATTTTGCGGTTTTGTTCTTCCATCACACCCCCAAACAAAAAGGCCCGCCGAAGCGAGCCTTTTAAACACCCGTACCTAACGGGATCTAGATATTTCCGATGCGATCACAATCCGAAGTGCTCGCACATCCTATTTGAACTATCGTTTTCAACAGATGAAATAGAGTACATCGGCTTCCCCTTTTCAATCTCCGCGACAAGCCCGTAGAATCTGCCGAAGCCAGAATACGCCCCGTATCCATTCTTTGCATTAACGGATCCGCAAATATTCCATATCTTCGGATTATTCGTAGGGCTGTATGTAATGTCTTTTATTTTTGCACTATCTGCATCCTTAAGCTTCTCCTCCAGCCCAGCCCTTAACGCCTTTTCATTGTATTTTGGTGGCTTTGCGATAGGGGCGGCAATAGCCGCAGAGCTAGCTATTGCCAATACCAAAAACATTTGACGCATAACACCTCCTTTAAAAGGCGCATGCTACCGCATCACCTTTTCTGCGGGATGTTGACCACAGCCATCTCCATCCGCCGCACGTCCGCAAAGAGTTCGTCCCAGAGCTCTTGGTCGCCCTGCGCAACGCGGTCCAGCAGCGGATAGACCGCCTCGTATCGCAGGCCTATGCGCCCGCCGCCGCCCATCCCAACCACCCAGGCCCATTGCGTCTGTAGGCCGACGAACAGCGCCAGCGGCTCGGCGTTCTCGGGCCAGGCCTCCACTGGGTCTTCCCAGTAGTCTTCTGGCTCGCAGCCTTCTGCGACCTCAGGGTCGGGGGTGAAATAGGCGACGGTGGCGCTCAGGAGTTTTTTACGCGGCCATCCACCAGGGCAGAGCGGTAGGCTTCCCAGAACGCGGCAGCGGCGTTGGGCTCTTCATCGAGCAGCTGCACCAGGGCGGCCTTGTCGAGGTCGATTTCCAGCGGCCAGCCGGTAAGGTACTTGAGGGTGCGCTCGGCGCTGAACTCCAGACCGCGATCTGCCAGGTTGGCGAAACTGAACTTCTCGCCGTCCACCGGCTGGGGCACCTGGGCGTCGGACACCTCGTCCCAGAGCGCGCCGAATTCCTTGCGCGTGCGATATTTGAACTGGCAATCCATCTCGAACACGGCGCCCGTGATGCGCACGAAAGAGACGGGCGCGGTGATGGTCTCGGGACGGTCGCCGAAGATGAATGCGGGGGGCTTCTGCTTGCCAGCCTGGTCTGCGGCGGTGGAAACGGCGGTCTTGGATTGAGTGGCCATGGAGTGATCCTTTCAGCGGATGGAAAAAAGAAAAGCCCGTGCGCAGCCACCCGCCCCGCTGAAAGGAGCGATGCGGCTGCGTCGGTGCATGGGGTTGGCGCCTTAGCTGGCGTAGCGGGTGGAGCGGCCCTTGCCGCTGAAGTCGCACTTCACGCGGTTGACCTGGCCTTCTTGCATCAGCACTTCATCGTTGAGTGCCACGGTGCAGGCCAGGTAGCTTGTCGCGCCGTTGCGCATGGTCAGGCGCTGGATCGTGTCGGCGCCACTGGCAGACAGGTCTTCCAGCGCTGCGTAGCCGGGCGTCTCGATGGCGTCGGCGTCGATTTCCAGCGTGCGCGACACGGGCGAGAAACCATCGTTGATCTCCTGCTCGTTCTCGGACTCCAGGTAGCGGTACGTGACTTTCTTGGGGTCGCCGCCGCTGGTGTTGTTGTTCAGAATCTGCACCACGTCCACCCAGGTCAGGGCCTTCTGAAACGCTCCAGCACCGCTCCCGGGAGTGAACAGGCTGGTGTTGGTGGTGTTGGCCTTGCGGCCCTCCAGCGTGAAGGTGTCGGCCGTCGGCACAGCCTTCACGCGGAACACCAGGCCATTCAGCCGGCCCCAGCCGGACGTGATGATCACGATGTTGCCGACGGCCAGGCCGTGGCCCGCCGCCGTGCAGACCGCCTCGGTCGCGTTGGTGATCGCGGTGATGGGCACCTTGGCGCCGATGGAAGTGGCCACGGCGATGCGCGAGCCGGTAGGGAGAGATGCCATGTTGTGGCCCTTTCAAAAGCAGAAAACCCGCCGAAGCGGGTTGATGGAGTGCCCTCGCGGGCGGGAGACCGCCAGGGCGGCGGAACTGGTCAGGCGGCCTATCGGGCGCCCAGAATGGAAAAGGTCTGCAGGTAGCCAGAGACAACCCCTGCATCGTCATAGGCGCCGATGGGGTCGCCGTGTGGCCGCGCAGTGAAGGCGCCAGCGGCGCAGAGCCGCTCCTCGATGCGCTGGATCAGCGCAAAGGCCTGCTGCGGCGTTGCGGCCCAGGTGTTGATCTGGATGAGCGGCTTGCGCTTGTCGGCCGGTGCGTTGTCCGTGTAGCGCAGCACATCGCCGCCGATGTGCTGCCAGGTCACGTAGGGCATGGCCGTGCCGTAGGGAGCCGTGCCCACCACGACGCGCGGGCATTCGGCCAGCAGCTCGGCCATCAGATCGGTCTCAAGCGCCATGGTATGCACCCTTCTCAAACAGCCGGCGCCAAAGCTCAGCCTCAGCCGCCTTCTGCGCTTCAGGCACGGCACTTTCCGCGCTGCGTACGAAGGCCTTGCCCGGCACCTGAATCGGCGTCGGCAGGGTCACGTAGTACGCATCCTTCTGTGCCTGACTCGCGTGCCGGCCTGGCGGCTTCTTGCCATCCATCCCTGGGCGCACCATGGGCCGCACCTGGCCGTCATTGCCCTGGTAGTAGCGATAGCGCTGCAGGTAGCCCCATTCCAACAAGTGGCCATGGGGAGCGGTGATGTGGTTCCAGCTGACGTGGTACTCGGCGCGCTGGCCATCGACCGACTTCTCGGGGCTGAAGGCCTGGTAGATCGAGCGGTCGAGATTGCCCGTCGAGCGCCCCAGCGCACGCACGTTGATCTTGACCCGTTCGTACAGCACCTGAGCGCCCGCCTGGGCAACTGGCCGAATAGCCTCATGCACATCGTCGCCCAGGTCCGCCAGCAGGCTGTCCAGCGCGCCCAGGTCCACCGCCATGCCGAAAGTCTTGTTGCCCTGCAGCGCCTTCCGGCGCCATTCGTCGGCGGCGCGGCGTGCGTACTTGCTGCGAGCCATGGCCTTCAGCCCTTGAACGGCACTGCGTCGGCACGCGCGGCGCGGGCCTCTGCCACGCACTCGGGGTCCGCGTTCATCCAGCCCGCGTTTGCCGCAGCCACATCAGCCGGCACGTCGTCAATCAGCAGGCCGGCGATGTAGCCGTAGGGGCCGATGGTGCCGGGCCTGGTCGTCAGCACCGTGCGCGGCCCGCCGTCGTCGGCCGGCGCCTGGGCGGCGCGCGGCGCACGCGGTGCGCGCGGGGTCCGTGGTTTGGTCATTGGGTCAATCCTTTCGTGAGCTCGCACACCAGGTCGATGTACTCGCGGGTCGGCCCAGGCAGCACGGCCTTGAGCTCGTAGATCTGGCCGTCGAACAGCACGCGCATGCCGGCGTCCACGCCAGAGCGGCGGCGGATGCGGATGCTCGCGCGGACGATGGACACCTCAGCGTCGGCCTTGATCGTGCCCAGGCCAGACTTGTGCAGCACGCTGGCAGCGATGCGGCCCGTGGAGATGTTCTCCCAGCCTTCGGGCAGCGGAGTGCCCCAGTCATCCGCGCCGCCTGTTTTGCGCTGGATGTGGATGCGGTCTCGAAGGGTGCCGGCTTTCATCCGTAGGCCCTCAGCGGGTCGAGCAGCAGCTGCGCCACGGGTGGCGGATCCAGCAGCTCGCGGTTTTCGTACAGGGCGCCCAGCGTGAGCAGGGCGGCGGAAGCGAAGAGGTCATCCACCACCACGCCGCGGCGCGTGCGCTTGGCGTCGGCCTGGGCGTCCTCGTAGGCCTCCTGCGCTGCGGCGGTGGCCGCCGCGCGCTCGATGGCGTTGGGCAGCTGATTGGCCAGCGCCAGCGCGGCCTCGTAGGCAGCGGTGGCCGCCGAGAGGGCTGCAGGCGCGGCCTGAATAGCGGCATCGAGGGCAGCCTGGTCGGCGTACACGTTGCGCCGAATCCAGGCCATGGACAGCCGCTCAGCGGCCGCCAGCTGCGCGGCGATGAGCGCATCCTCGTCGTCCACGTCCACCCGCAAATGCAGCTTCGCGCGGTCGAGGTCGATCAGGCTCATTGCTGCTCGCCGTCCAGCAGCGCCGCCAGCTCATCCTTCTTCGCGCCTTCGGGGATGGCAATGCCCTTCGCGGCCAGCGCCGCCTTGAGCTCGTCCACCTTCAGGCCCGCCGATGGCTTGCCCTGGGACACGCTGCCGTCGTCCTCCGCCGCCCAGCCTTCACCCGTGGACACGCGGATCAGATCCTCGTCCTCAGTCTCGATGATGCTGCCGGCCTCGAAATGCTCGACCTGCACGCCACGGTGCGCCCAGTCGAACGGCTTGATCACTTTCAGTTGCATGGTGCTCTCCAATGAAAAGAGCCCCGGATGGGGCCCTTGTTGCCGTTCGCAGGATCAGGCCGAGATCTTCAGCAGCTTGATCGCCTGGGTGTTGCGCAGCTTGCCGCCCACGCGCTTGCGCACGTAGAACTTCACGAAGCCAGGCGTCGTGATCTCGTCGCGGGTGATGCGCATGCCCACACGGTCGGCGATCAGGTAGCCCTCCTTGAAGTCGCCGAACGCCAGGGGGAAGGCGTTGGCGGCCACGCCAGGCATGTCCTCGGCCTCGGCAATGCCATAGCCCAGGAACGTCGCGGGCTGGCCCGCCTGCAGGGACGGCTGCCAGAGGTACTGGCCCTGGGCGTCCTTGTACTTGCGCAGCGCGGCCTGCACCAGGCGGTTCGTCACCCACTTGGCATTCGTGCGGTAGCGGGCGCGCAGCGCGTAGACCAGATCCAGGAACACGTCCGGGCTCGTGGGCAGCGCAGCGGCCTGGCCCGAGGCGATGAACTGCAGCGTGCCGAAGGCGCGGGTTTTGTCGTCCGTGGCTACGGGCGCAGGGCCTGCCAGGAAGCCGGTGGGCTTCTTGGTGCCGTTGCCGAGCACGAAGGCCGCGCCTTCGCCCTGGGCGATGGCTTCGGAGGCGCTGGAGATCAGCCAGTCCTCGACGTTAAAGAACATGTCGTCCAGCGACTCCTCCGACGCCTGGGGCTTGGCCGAGGCCATGCCGAAGGTGGGAGTCACCTCGGCGAGGTCGGGCGTGTTGGTCTGGCTGCGGGTGTCGGTCTCGCCCACCCACTCGAAGCCGGCGCCACCGATGTCGAACAGCTCCTTGTAGTCGGTGCTACCCACCGTGCGCACCGTGGCGAGTTGGCGGATGGGGCTGATTTCCAGGCCCAGGCGCGCGATCTGGCGCTCGATGATCTCGGGCACCGCGAAGCCGCCAGCCGAGCCGGTGGTCGTGGTGGTCTGCGTGGCGCGGGTTTCCCATCCGTCGTCGTCGTTGCCTTCGACGCGCAGCGACTTCTTCAGCTCGCGAGCGCGCTGCTGCAGCGCGGTGCGGCGCTCCGGGTCGCCGGGGTTGCGCATCCAGCCCATGAAGGCGTTGCGGTACTCGGCCGCTTCCTTGGTCTCGCCTTCCTGGCGAGCCGGGTCCATGGCGCCGGGGCGGGACAGCTTGGTCTCCATCTTCTCCAGCTTGGACTTGACCTCGCCCAGGGTCTCGATGTGGCCATCGATCTGCGAGAGCTTGGCATCGAGCTCGGCCGTGCCCTTGCCGGCCTTGATGGCTTCGATGCGGGCATCGTTGGTCTTCTTGTATTCCTCGAAGGCCGTGGCGATCTTGTCCAGAGCGTCGGAGACGGTCTTGATGGTGGGATCGTCGCGGCGCTCGTAGACGGCCAGCGTGGTGGCCTTGGCCTGGAACGCGGCCATGTGCAGGGCCATGATGGCCAGAACGGTTTTCTTCATGGTGAACTTTCTTCAGGATTGGAGGGCCAGGAGCAGCCGGTCAGCTGCTTGGATTGCCGCAGCGGTCGAATCAGCGGACTCTCTCCGCGCTTCTCCCATCCGCATGACGCGCGACACAAAGGCCGTCGCGTCGGATTTGCTGAAACCTGCATCACGCAGGAGTCGCTCAGCATCTTTGGGGACGGCCATATCGTCGGCCGCCTTCACATTGGTCACACGGGCCTTGCCGTTGGCGGGGAATGTCACCAGCGACACCTCCCACAGGTCCAGCTCCGTGAGCGTGCGCACGTCGGTGTCGCGGTCGTAGGTCCATTGCTTGGAAACGAAGCCGATGGACAAGCCATTGAGGGCGCCCAGCTTCAGCAACGCATGCGCTTCCTTGCCCAGGACGGTCTCCAGCGCCAGCTGCCCCTTGATGCGCAGGCCCTTGCTGTCCTCGACCATCTCGGTCCAGATGCCGATGGGCTTGGCGCCGTCGTGCTGCCACAGCATCGCGGGCATGGTGCCGATCGCCTTGTGCGCGGCCAGGCTGCCCTTGAAGGCCCCCGGGGCGATCACATCGTCGTAGGAGTCGCGCTCCCCGAACACAGAGCCATAGCCCTCGACGGTGCCGTCGTCGCCCGTGGCCTTGATCTGCAGCGCATAGGAGCGCACCTCTCGGCCGCCAGGGCCATCCTTGCGCTCAAGGCGCTGGCTTGTCTTGTTCTTCATCGTCGCTCCCTTGCTTGCCGGTGCTCATGTTGAGAGGCGTCAGCGGTTCATCGAGGCCTGGCAGGGGATCCTTGCCATCCTCGTCGCGGATTTCGTTGCGGGTCCAGATGCCCGTCTCTGCCATCGTCCGAGCCCACATTGCGCGGTCCTTCAGCGAGCCGGCCACCATGTATCGGGTGTCGAAATCGACAAACAGCGGGCCGGAGCCATCGAGCAGCGTTTCGTCCAGGCGGTCGCGCCAGGCCTTGTGCCAGGGCGCCAGCGTGTGGATCCGGTGGGCCGCGAAAAAGGCCTCGGAGCTGGCGAACGTGCTGGTCTTGTCGGAGTGCCCGACCATGATGGGGAACACCCCGTAGCCCCGGCAGATCTCCTCAACCTGCAGACGCCGCGTCTCGACGTGCTGCGCATCAACGCCGCTCACCGTGGTGCTCACCCACTTGGCATCTCGGTCCAGCACCAAGGGGTTGCCCACGTTCTCGGGGCCGCCCTGGTCCTTCACCCACTTGGTGAGCCGCGTGTGCTGCTCTTCCGTCAGGCTGCCCGTCACGGTGTAGGTGCCGCTGGGCCGCAGGCCGTTGGCATGCATGGACGACTGGCTGCGTTCGGTAGCGATGGCCAGGCCAATGGCTGAACGCGCCAGCGCCACAGCGTTGATGCTCTTGGCCCAGTTCCACTGCAGGCCGTTGAGCACGAAGACCTCATCGGCCGAAAAGTCGCCGATCATCCCGAACTCATCCCAGCAGCGATAGCGCAGCTCGTACCGGCTGACCTTGCGCACGTCCCATTGACCCGGCTCCACGGGGATCAGCTCGCGCGCGCGCCCGTTGTCGCCCCGCACCTTGATGGACAGGCCGGCGCCGGTCAGGGCGGCGTGCACCGTCATCATCCGGCGCCACTCGAAAGAGGTCTGCCACTCGTTCGGGCGGCGGGCCAGGAGCCGGTACTCAGGGATGTTGAGCGCCTTCTCGCTGGTGCCGTCCTTCTTTTCGCGGTAGACGTGCAGGTCCGGCGTGGCGCAGCCGTCGGCCAGCACCTTGACGCAGGCCAGCACGGTCGAGACCTGCAGAGCGGTCTTGTCGGTCACGGTCACGCCCGCCACGCGGCTCGCACCCACGCCGTCGATCAGGTTGGCGATCTGGTCGTAGGTCAGTTCCTTGGCCCGGCGCTCCAGGCCTCGCGTCAACATCCCCATTACTTCGCCCCCCGCGCCATCAGCACCCCGCCAGCGATCAGCAAGGCCCCGCCAGCGATGAAGCCTGCCGGCGCATAGATCAGCCAGGCCCCGTATGAGATTGCAGCGGCCCCGCCCAGCAGCAGGCCGTCAGGGGCCGCGTTGACCAAAGACGCGCGCACCACAGCGGCGCCGCGCTGCAGCGTTTGTAGAAATTGGTTCATCACTTGTCCCAGAAAGAGCGGCCGCCAGCCGCTTGCGGGTTGGTAGCCATCAGCGTCACCGCGTTGAGCGACGCCATGAGCGGATCGATCTTTGCGGAGCCGCTGGCTTGTTTCGTAATCAGCGAGGCATTGCCCGACGGCACCACCTTCGCATTGCCAACGCACCAAGCCATGAGCGGCTGGGCCGCGTGGGTGAGGCTCCCGTCTTCCAGGCCTCGCTCTGCAACGGCCATGGCGCCCGTCAGCTTCCACCCCTGTGAGATGCCGATGATGAGTTCCTCGGGGATCCCGGCGTCGATGAGTGCCTGGTACACCACCTTGTGCGTGCGCTCAGGGTCCAGGCCGATGCGAGCAAGCAGGCCGGAATCGTGGATCTGTTTGCAGATCGCGGCGACCTCCTCCAAGTCCTGCCCCGGGCGCTTCACGACTACCAGGTCGCCATCGCGCTCAAAGTCCCGGTACTTCGATTCCTCCGACTTTCGGCGCTCGATCCCGATGGGATGGATCCAGGCCTTGTTTCGGAGCACGCAGCGATTTGTTCCCGTCAGGCGCCCCTCAATGGCGAGGCCCAGCAAGTCATCAAGGCCACCGCCGTCGATACCTATCGTGACTACCTCGCATTCCTCCTGGATGTACTCCAGCGTCACCTTCTCGTCGCCGTTGCGCTCCCAGAAGTCGGCGCCCGTCCATCGGCTCGCATGCAGGTTCATACCGATCTGGATGTTCAGATGCTTGGCAAGGAACTGCTGGAACGTGCCGTCCGTCTTGTGCCGATGCTTCTTGAGTTCATCCTCAAGCCATGATCGGCTCACCGACTTGCCAAGGTTCGGGTTCGTCACATAGAAGTTTTCAGGATTCAGGTAAGCCTCTGACTTCACCATCGCCGCTGGGAACTCGTACAGAATGCCCAGCGTTTTCGGGTCATCGATCTTGCCGTCGCGCACCTCGCGCCAATATTCGAGCTTCTCCTTGAATACGCCCGCTGGCGGCTCGTCTGACTGCGTGGTCAGGTAGATCACCCAGCCCTCGTCGCGCGAAACTTGGCCGCCCAGCGCCTCCAGGAACATGGCCGCAGCATTCGAGCGCTTGCCGAACAGCCACAGCTCATCGACCAAAACACGGCCGGACTTCTTCCCCGATACGGTCTCCGCGTCAGCCGCGACCACCTTCAGGCTGCTGCGGTTGACCCGGTGCGTGATGGTGCGGACGTGATCCTGGATGTGGAACATCTCCGACAGCTCAGGATCGGCGCGCACCATGCCGGCAGCCGGCTTGAAACTGTTGTCTGCAACTTCCTTGGTCGGCGCGAGGATCAGATGCTCCTCCTCATCGCGCCAGCACAGAATCAAGGCCGTGAGCATGATGCCGGCTGCGATGGTGGACTTGGTGTTCTTCTTGCTGATCAGCAGCCCGTACTCTCGGATTAGCTGCTCACCTGTATCAGCGTCGTAGCCACCGAAGATGGCCGCCACGAAGTCGAACACCCAGGGTTCGGAGCACTCCCCGAAGTTCGGGCTGCGGTACTCCTCCAGTTCCTCGTCCCATACCGTCTTCGGCAGGTCCACGACCCGCAGCTGCTTGAAGATGCCGAGCGCATGCTCTGCCTGCTCCGGGAAAATTGGTGCCGGGATGATGGAGCGGCCTTCCACCAGCCTGCTTTCCCAATCGATACAGGCTGTTGACCAGTCCATCCTTCACCTCACACTTTCTTGCCCCCTGCGGCCACCAACTTCGGCGGCGTGGCAGCCGAGAACCGGCTGGCAACCCTCTTGGCGGCAGCCGCCTGCTCTTCCTTCTTGCCGCCGTCGCCTTTCTTCGTGTGCGTGTACTGCACTGCGGCGATGGCGGCCCGGATCTGCCCCGCCGTGGCATCGACCCGCCCGAGGGCAATGTCCTGCAACAGGGTGAGCATGTCGCGCTCCGGGATCTCGACCGCTTTGGCCCGCGAGCGCTTCAGCGCGCCGCCCTGGGCCTGGGGCTCCATCGCCACCTCGACAGCCGAGCCATTTGCTGATTCCTTGGGTGCCGCCTTCTTGCGGCCAGCACCCGCGCGAGCGCCGCCAGAGTTGGCGCGCGGGCCGCCACTCTTGCCTTTGACGCCTGCCATTTGCTGATTCCTAAATCAAAAAGGGGGGAATTTTCTGCGCGTGCGGAACAGGGCGGTCTAGAGGCCGGAAGCCTGCGAACTTTGCATACCCCCTCCCCTCCAGCCATCTTGCCGATGGCCCTGCCACGCGCATAGAAGCCCTGTACAGGGCAAATGCCAGTCGGCTGTCGTGCGACGGTATGCCTGCCCTATGAGTGTCCAGAGCCATCTATCATCAAGACCAACCAGAAAGGAGCACCGATGCAATACGCAATCTTCGACACAGGCCCGGGATTCCTGCAATGGATGGGAGAAGCCGCTGATCCCGTTTCTGCAATCAAAGCGCTTCACGAGGAAGTCAAAGAGTTCGGCGCGGATGATCAAGACCCGGCAGAAGCATTCATCGTTATCTACGAGCTGCAAGATCAAGAAGTCGCGAAGCTGGACGAGCTGCTCACGAAGGGTGAGCACATCTATCAGGACTTCGAAGACGAAGGCCAAGAGTTCACATTGGCAGAGGTTCGCCAGATCGCGGGTCTATAAGACTCGGCGAGCCTCCTCGCGCTGCTTGTCACGGCTGTGATGGGTGGCGCACAGGGGCTGCCAGTTGCTGCGCCGCCAGAACAGCGACTGATCCCCGCGATGCGGGGTGATGTGGTCAACAACCGTTGCCGCCTCGACCCTGCCCTGCGCCTGGCACATGAGGCACAGCGGGTGCTCTCGCAGGAACTGCTCGCGGGCCTTCTGCCACTTGTAGCCGTAGCCGCGCTGGCTGCTGGTTTGATCACTGGTGCGCCAGCTGCCGGCCTGCATTGTCTGCACGCGGCGGGTATCAAGGACCGGAAGCGTGCTCTTAAGGGTCTGTAGCTTGGACATGGCAGGCCACCAAATGCAAACGCCACCCGAAGGTGGCGATAGACAACGGAAATGCCCCTTGCTTCTAGGGCTTCGTGGGCATCTTCTTCATCTGATCGCAGGACTGCTGCTGTTGCTGTGCAGACATCGAAGACCATTTCTTCTTGAAGTCACTGGCTGCCGCGCTGTAGAGCTTCTCGTAGTCTGCCTCGGAGACCTTCAGATCAGATAGCGTCGCCGACTTCTGCTTCGCTTTCGCCTCATCCACCTTTTGACTGGACATGTGCTTGCATGCCAGTGCCATCTCGTTCATGGAGGCAGACATGCGGACGACGCCAGAGGCGACTGCTGCATTTGGATCATCTGCAGAAAAAGCGTTCCCAGTTGCAAGCGCCGCCACCAGAGCCAAGACTGTCTTCATCCTTCGAGCCTCCTCAAAAGGCCACATCATATTGGCAAGGCTCATGGACCGCCATTTGATGTCCGCTGCGGCGGCGCATTGATGCATGGTCGCTGGCCCATGGCAGCACCTCAGCGGATCTCGCGGCCGATCTGGATGCGGAAATAGGGCTCGCGGCCCAGCATCGAGAGCGTCAGGCCTGTGACCCAGTGGCCCAGCGAGATCAGGTACTCGGCTGGACCCCACTTCGCGGCCACCATCGGACCCTTGGCGTCGGTCTCGCCAATCCAGCAGGGGATGCAGTACATCGCGCCATGGTTGGTGAAGCCCAGCGCCAGCGCCTGCTGCCTGGTCATGTAGTCGAGGAGCTTGGCGATGCGCTCTTTCATCGTCAGCTCCTCGCCACGCCCTCGGACTTGAGGGCGTTGAACTCATCGCGGCTCACCTTGCGCTCCACGATCTCGGCAGCCACAAAGCTGAGATTCACGACGCCTGCCAGCGCCCCAACGTCGCGGGGTGTTTCGAGCTTCAGCACTTGGCCGATGGGGTGGCCGTTCACGAAGATCAGGCGGTGGACGCCATCGTGGAGGATCTCCACCTTCTGGCCCAAGTCAGGCGCCAGCACATGAGGCCGCGCCGGGATCATTCGCTCCATGGAATCTTCGAGATGGCGGTAAACAACGCCTTCGGCTTCTTCTGTCTGGGACATGTGGATCTCCTTGATGGTGGAACAGGAGCCGCCACGCAGGCCTTACACCCCATGCGCTATGCATGCTTTGCCGGGTGCACCTGGTGGCGGCGGAAACGAAAAGGTGGCTCAGGCGCCGTAGAGCAGCCGGTGCACAGCGGCGCGGTGCATGCGATCAATGCGCTCCACGTCCTGGCGTATGCCCCGCAGCTCAACCAGTACCCCGCGCAGGAACTCATCGCGACGACGGCGCGCATCGATCTCTTGAGGCGATACACGCAAGTCACAGCGCCCGCTCAGCACCAACGCAGCGCGCGCATCCTCCGGGGAATGGCTCATAGCACCTCCAGAAACAGGAAAGGCCCGGCAATGCCGAGCCCATGTATAGGTCGCCCCTTCGGACTTATGGCCGATGCCACAGGGGGAATGCCGTTCTCTGTACTCCAGCGCCGCGACAGCTCACGGAGGAGTGCCCGCCCCATCACGCCACTCAGGGGCGGCCCCGGCTGGATCGGGGAGCCAACGAAAAAGCCCGCAAGGCGTGAACCGTGCGGGCTTGTGATCTGTAGGGGCGTGTATCCCCATCGCTTGAATGTCTTGCCAGACTCACCGCCTGGGGACGTTTACGGTATGAGCGCGGGCGGAATCGTTGGCGCCTGCGCTCTAGGGACGCAGTATACCTCAGCCTTTGCCGGCTGCAACCACCTTCAGCCCCTTCATGCGCTTCAGCGCGGCGATGGTGCCAGAGCGCGCGCGGTCCACGTGCTCGGCGATGTGCTCGGAAATCAGCCGGCCTTCGGCTTCGTGCGGCACCTCACGGGTGCCGAAGCCCTTGCAGGTCTCGCAGATGGCCATCTCCCCCAGCTTGATGCCTCCGCAGCCGGGGCACTTGCTATCGCACCACCACAGCAGGACGTCGGTCAGCTTGGCGCGAGCGTCCTTGATATCCTGCGCCAGCACCCAGGGCAGGAAGCCGGCGTGCGCGTCCACCAGGCGGCTGTACTGCGGCAGGCTGGTGAGGATCTGCATGCGGCGCTCCATGTGCCAACGGCCCTCAGCCACGCGGGCGCCCACCATGTCGAGACGGCCCCGGCTCTTGCGGGGCATCTGTTCGGCAACGCGCTGCAGCTGCTCGTCGGTCAGCGGGCGCGGCTTCTCGCGGCGGTCCCATTCGCAGATCAGCTGCTGGACCAGCCGGCCCAGGACTGCGCGCTGGATGCCCGCGGCGATCAGATAGTCCGCATCGCCGCGCTTCTCCAGATCGACGGACAGGTCGCTGCTGGTGCTGGCGCTGGTCAAGCGCTCCGCGACGGTAGGCCGCTCAGCGGCGGCGGGCTTGGTTGGTGCTTCGATGGTCATTCTTTTCCTTGGGTAATCGAGTCTGCTCAGCCGCGGCGCTTGTTGAGGGTTTGCCGAACCTTTTCCGCCAGTGCGCTGCACAGATCTCGGGTGCCGAAGGCGATTGGCACGTAGTCCATGCGTCGGTCTTCGACATAGGCTCGGCGGTTATGGGTCAGCATGCTGCTGACTGGTTCGATATGCATCGCGCACTGGCTCTGGCTCCACAGGAGCACATGGCAGTTCTCAAGACTGGTGATGGCGCGCTCAGGGTTGGTCAGCGAATTCATCTCTTGGCTCCTGGGTTGAAAATGGGACATAGCTGATGGCGCGGCGCCGGTTGTTCGTGGCGAACTGCTGGGCGGCCTTGTTGAACCAGAGGTACTGGCTGTAGTGCTGCACATCGCCGTTGCGCTGCTTCTGCAGCTCCAGCTTGGCGTCGGGCTTGTCGGGGTCGTGGTCGGGGTCGTTCTCGTCCTTGCGCGCACTCCAGACGGTGAACACGTTGTCGGCACCGTCGGTGATCTTGGAAGAGCCTGCAACGTCCAGCTTCCCCGGGCCTTTGGACTCGTCCGCACCCTTGCGGGGGTGGGCGACCAGGTGGACATGCACGCCATTGCGGCGCGCGAAGTCGCAGATCTTGCGGACGGCTTCCTTCTGGGCGGTCATGCTCCCTGGGCCGTCTTCGGGCACGTCCGTCATCATCAAGCTGTCGATCACGAAGTGACGCATGCCGTAACGCTTGGAGCCGTACAGGAACACGGCCAGGAGACGGTCGATGCCTGCGCTACCCACAACGTTGAAGAACCATTGCTTGTCGTGCAGCCACGCTCCGATTGCGTCGATGTAGGGCATGCTCGGGCGGTCCAGGCCCGCCGCCTGCTTGACGGTGCGCTTGAGCTGGCGTTCGGGCGTCATCTCGCCGGAGAACACCATCACGCGGTCGCCTTGCTGCATCAGCCCCAGCAGCACCTGAGACAGCATCAAGCTCTTTCCGTGGCCGTTGTAGCCCGTCCAGACGGTGACCTCGCCGGAGCGGAACTCGAACCAGTCCAGATCCTTGTCCAAGCGCAGCACCGGGTCGCCCTCGTCATCGTGGGCCGGATAGAACATGGACTTCACTCTGTTGATGAAGTCGCTGGCCTGGCGCATCTCCTCGGGGTCCAGGGTCTTGGCCTCCTTGGTGGCGTGCCAGAAGTCCTCGCCGCACGCGCCCTTCTGCAGGAACTCGTTCGCGTCCTTCTCGGGCAGCGTGACCAGCTTGCAGCGCTCCAGGCCCAGGCGGCGGACGATCTCCTGCGCCCCGGCCTTGCCAGCCTCGTCGCTGTCGAAAAAGATCAGGATCTCGCTGAAGCAATCCAGGCGCTCCCAATCGTTCTCCAGCCACTGGTGATTGCCAGCGCCAGCATTGACCGACAGCGCGGGGATCCCAACCTGGTGCAGCGTCATGGCATCGATCTCGCCCTCGGTGATCGCCACGGTGCGGGCCTTGGGGTCGATCAGGTGCCAGCCGAAGAGGCAAGGCTCTGCCCCGCCCTCCTGCCGCATGTCGCGCTTCTCCGCGATGTTGCGGTACTTCACGTTGACCAGCTCACCATTGCGCAGGTACGGAAACACGGCGTAGGTCTTGCCGCCGCGGATCTGCTCGGCCACCCGGAAGGCTGCGATGGTCTCGTCAGTGATGCCCCGGCCGTTGAGCCACTCCTTGACGCCGGCCTTGGCGGCCTGGCACTGCGGCTTTGCCGGCCGCTTGAAGGTCTTCTTCTCGCGCTCGGGCATCACTTCGCGGATGCCCAGGTACTCCTTCGCCTCGCGGATGGCTTCGCCGATGGACTGGCTGCGGCAGGCGGCCCACAGGTCCAGCAAATCGCCCGCGTCTCCTGACGCGAAGTCCTTCCACACGCCGGCCTTGGCGCCGGTCAGGCGGACGGACAGGGACTGGCCCTCTTCGCCATTCACGCTGCCAGCCACCCACTCGCCGGCCTTGCGTTTGCCGCTGGGCAGCAGATGCTGGGCAATGGCCGCGGCATCGGACGCCATGCGCTGGCTGAGTTCTGCAGCGTTCACTCAGGCACCTCCATGCGGCGGCCGTCGCGGAAGAGGTGGGCGTTGTGGGCGTAGCACCGCTCGTTCTCGGCCTCCCAGCGGTTCTCGAACCCAGCCTGCAGAGCCCATTGCGGCCGGCTCTCGCTGTCACCACCCTGCGCCGCGCCCTCCCCGTCGTTCCATCGACCCTCGTTGAGCCACGTCGAAGGGTGAGGAATGTACTGGCCACCGTCTCGCTGCCACTGGGTGGACTTGGCCTGCACCGCAACGGCCGCCAGCATCTTCGCCAGCAGATCGGCATCGGGCTTGCGCTTGGCAAAGGCCTTGCGAGCCGCATCCTTGCCGACCTTGCGGGGGTATGCCGACCAGAACTCGCCGAAGCCATCCGGCTCGTTGGCAGCATCGCTCCGACGCTGCCGCCCCCCGGTGGGGGGTTGGGGGGTATTGTCTTTATCTTCTCTTCTCTTCTCTTCTCTAGGTGACGGCCTCGTAACGCCATCAGCGTTACTTTCGCCGTTACTAGAAGCGTTACTTCGGTGAGTTGCCGCCCTTTTGGCACCCTGAGCACGGCTTTTTGCCGTCGCACCGTTGTGCTTGTCGAAATTGGCCAGCGAGATACCGTCTTCCGTGACCACGATCCAGCCAACTGTCGCAACACATTCAGTGAAGCCAGTAACGCCGAGCACACGATCCAACAGCGTTGGCGTAACGCCAACAGCGTTACCGTCAGTGGTGTGCTGATCGAACCAGCGAAACAGGCGCATCAGCTTGCCCACGGTCAAATCCGGGTCGTCCCAACCCATCTTCGCCGTGATAGCCAGCGTCTCCGGCTTCTCTGGCAGGCTGTTATCGAATTTGATCCACTCGCCAGCCATGCCTACTCCTTCGCCTCCAGTGCGCTGTCCAGGGGCAATGGCACAACCCAGAGCGTGCCGTGCTCGTAGATCTCCACATACCAGCCACGAGCCACGCACCAGGCCTCAAACCCCCTGTGGATGTAGCCGTCATAGGCTTCGTCATCCAGGTAGATGGACGGGCCTATGCAATAGCCGGGCTCGATCTCAACCTCGCCGGAGACCACAGCGCCAATTTGGGTCGGATTGCTCGACCAGCTGCTTAGGGACTGAGCCTTGGCGCCAGGGAAGTGAGCATTGAGATCCGCGATCAGGGCGGCTTCGTCTATGAGAGTTTTCGTTGGCATGTGTCCACCACTTAGAGGGGAGCACCACAAGAAGAAAGCCAACGGCCGGCAGGTGGTGGAACTGCTGTGCGGGAGCGACCCTGGCCGTCGGCGAAAAGGGTCAGGGGACGGCCGGCGCGCGCTGGGGCTTGCCCGCGGTGTTCACAGCGCGTGCGGCCTGGCGCAGCTTGCGCAGCACCTCCTCGGCTTCGGCGATCTCGCGTTCGATCTGCGCCAGCTCGTTGTCCGAGATCACGCCGTCCTGCATGGCCTCGATCACCGCGCTGGTGATGTGCGAAGTCTCCAGCACCAGCTTTGACACCTTGTCCACGGGGCTGGCCACTGCCGTGCGGCAGGCATCGACCAGATCGAAACGGCCGCCAGCTTCGGCCGCAACATAGGCGGCGTAGTCGTAGCAGTGAGGCATGCCTGCCTCGCGCAGCAGGCCGGCAATGGTCAGTGCATCAACCGCACCGAGCTTGTGCGACGAAGCGCCAGACAGCTCCTTGCGCAGAACCTCGTCGGTCTTGCCGAGACGAACAGCCACAACAGCGCGGCCACCAGGGAAGTTGTCTACGCCGCGGCGCAGTGCATCGAGAGCGCTCATATCCGGCTCCTGAAAAATTGGACGTGGACGGGAAAGAGGGGAAAGCCGAACATCGCGGCCATGCAAACAAACACCACACCAAAGGGAGCCGCCATGAACCTCAGCACGCAGCCTTTCCACGCCAGCACCAGGACCAGCGTCAGCACCAACGTGAACCCCGAGACAAGCGCACGGGAGCAGACGTTGACGACAAGCCAGCTGGAGCTGTCATGGAGAGCGGGGGAGCTGCACATCCGCTGCCGGGCGAGCCGGGTAGTGATGTGCGTTGAGCGCGAGCTGGCGACGGCGCGCGGCGGGCGTGGGAGGCTCTGACGCGGCGGCATGGCTCACGCCTCCTGGCTCTGGGTTGTGGGCTGCGCCAGCGGCATGCTCGGAACGCGCGTGCGGCGTAACGCTGTAGCCGCCTTCAAATCGATGCCTGCCAGCGCCTTTCGATGGGCAGCGCGCAGATACATCACGCGCGATTCCGGGATTCCATCGACCTTCCACGCGCTGACGCTGGGCTTCGACAAGTTGAAGATCCGCGCGACGGCCGTAGTTCCACCGAGCGCGTCAATTACCTGGGTTGCGGGGTTGTTCATGCGCACATGTTAGATCAAGCTAACAACATTCGCAAGCCCAAGCTTACAAACAAATAGTTAGGCTAGGCTAATGTTTACATTGCAAGATCGTTTGAACTCTGTCTTCCCCGCACCACGCCCCACCGGTCTCTTGGCGGAAATAGCGAAGTTGTGCGAGGTAAGCAGGCCGACCGTTTCAGCCTGGTTCGGCAACCCGGAAAAGGTCAGCACGATCAAGCGCACGAACGCTGAGAAGATCTGCGCCAGATACGACCTCAAAGTATCTCCAGCTTGGCTTGCGGAAGGCCTTGAGCCGAAGGAACTGCAAGGTGGCGAAGCGGCCTTGCGCCCAGTCGCCGTCACGAACGTTGAGCCAGCGCCGGAACTTAAGAAAGCTCGCCGCGTCCCGATCACGGGCAGCGTCCGTGCAGGCCCAGATGGATACCTTGTACAAGACAACACACCGGACGGCTGGGTGACCTACTGGACTGGCGATCCTCACGCCTACGCCTTACGCATCAAGGGCGACTCCATGCATCCGCGCTATCGTGCGGGGGAGTACGTGGTTGTGACACCTAGCATCGAGGCCCAGCCTGGCCGCGATGTGGTGGTCAAGCTCCACGATGGGAACTGTGTGCTCAAGCAGCTGAACTGGATCCGCGACGACGAACTCCAGTTACTGAGCATCAACAATGGGTATGAGCCTATGACGATTGCACGGCAGGAGATCGACTGTGTGGAGCGTGTCGCGGGGAGCGTTGGCCCCGACTCGATGGTTTTCTAACCGCCCCAGTCAAAAACTGCGGAAGCAGCATGAGAAAGTCTACAACTGCACTGTAGACAACGTGCGACGCCCTGCTTCCGCTATCCTTGGCCCATAAAAGCGAAATTGCCTGATCTCAACCATGAAACCGAGCTATCACGTATTTATCGATGAGTCTGGAGATGAAGGCTTCAAGTTCTTGCCGAACGAACAAGGAAGCTCCCGATGGTTTGTGCTCTCAGCAACCATATTCCGTGCGTCCAATAGCCTCGCCCCCGTAATTGCAGCAAAGGAGATAAAAAGCATTCTAGGGAAGGAAGAAAAAAAGCCAATCCATTTTAGAGAACTAAAACATGAGCAGCGGATAGCCTGTGTAAGCACACTTGCCAAACACAACTTCAGGACTGTTTCAGTCGCCAGCTTCAAGCCAGACATTCCGGATCCCGAGAGATACCAAGCTAACAAGTACCTACTTTACAGATACCTAACCAGAATTTTGCTTGAAAGGGTCTCCTGGCTCTGTAGAGACAACATGAAGGACGGCGAAGGGGATGGTTATGCAGACCTCGTATTTTCAGACCGATCTGCAATGTCTTATGACGAGATACGCGGATACATCAATTTATTAAAAAGGCAATCCGAAACTCAAAACAATATACAAATTCACTGGCCTTCAGTAAACCCTGAGAAAATACGAGCAGTACAACATGCTAAGCTTGCAGGCTTGCAAGTTGCAGATATTGTTGCTTCAAGCATATTCTTTGCGCTTCATTTAAACAAATATAGTTTTGCCGAGCCCCGATATGCGCAAATACTAAAAGGCCATGCATATAGGCATAAAGGTGCAAGAATTGGCTACGGCCTAAAATTTCTTTCCAACTTCAACGAGTTGAAAGAAAAAATGCCGCATGTGAATGCGGCATTTGGAGATTGGTGACAGCCCCCAGGTTCGAGGATCCCACCCTTCCGGGTTGCCACCTTGCGGCGGCCTCTACAACTTCCTGCGCTTGACTGTCAACTACAGTTTAGTTGACGAGCCCAGCAAAAGCAAGTACCTCACGAAAAATAACCTGTATATTTATACAGTATTTTGAAGAAAAAAGCTTGACAAAATCTGTTCTACACAGTGCGTCACAGCCTACGCTAGACCCTACTCTTCACCAGACACCCCAACGCAGCAAGCCCCGTATGCCGGGGCTTTTTTGCGCCCTTCCGCTGTGCGGTCACGGTGCAGCGTAAGCCCGCGCAAACAAAAGTTAGCCCAAGCTATTGACAACTAGTTCACCTAAACTAACAATCCATTCCAACGCAACACTACGCACCAAGACCTCGGCAAGCGATACGAAGCCGGTAAGCCCACCAGGATGCAGAGGGCAGGTCCAGGGATGAACTCCCGCCCGCGAGGTGTTGCAAAGGGGTGCCACTGGCATCCATTCCTCAACCTGTTGGAGTGAAAGATGACCAGCAAACTCGCCTGCCTCTTCCGCCTGGTGGCCATGCGCCGTCGGGCCGGCGCCACCCTCCCCCAAGCCGTGAACTGGGCCCTCGGCCTGCTCTGGCGCAACCACTTGGCGAGCAAGCGACGCCAACCTGCGGAACGCCGTGCCGAGGTTGAGCGCGCCGCCCGCCAACGCCTGTAACCCATCAGCGAGCTCAACATGCAAGACAACCAGGCATTCCGCGCCCTCTTCACGCTGCCGCCTGTGCAGACCAGCGCCAGTACAGCACTCTCCATCCCGGAGACACCCGTCCCCAAGAACGAGACCGGTGACCGCGAGCTGGATGCAGTCCTCTGGCTGCGCGACTGCATCAAGACCGCTCATCCTGCGCTGATAGACAAAGCGCTGGAGGCCTTCAAGCAGATCAAGACCCCTGCCAAGGACCTCGAAGACAGGTACAGCAAATATGTGGCCCGCGTCTCCAATGGCCACTTCGCTGCCGTGCTGATGACCTTCGGCTTTGCCAATTTGGAGTCGCTGGCCAAGTCCACGATGGAGCGACAGGCACGCAAGGATGAAGCCCTGTCCCGCTTCGGCTCCATTGATGGCCTGTTCGCCATGACGCCTGCGGAAACCGCGTGCAAGGCCGCCCTGAAGGGCCTGCGCAAGGACAAGGAGGCACTCTGGGGCTACGACCACGCGAAAGCAGATGCGCGATTCATGAAGCACCCAGAACTGGTGCCGTCAACGCTCGCCGATTGTCTCCACGCCAACGAATACGAGCGGTCCCTGTACTGGCTTCGCCAAGCCAGCGTGGACATGGCCGGCGACCACTGGCCCGAGTTCCAGGAACACGTCGATTTCTGCTTTCGTCAGCTCGCGCGGATCGCGCCGCGCAACATGGCCGAGGCCCTGGCGGTGTTTGAGTACCTAGAGGAACACGATGCCACAGGCCGCACCGAAGGCCCGGCAATCATTCGCAACCTGATCGCTGGGGGATGGGCATGAGCGCCACGCCAGCACGGGTGTTGCTCAGAACTGAATTCTCAAAAGAAGATTCAGGACTTGGGTTTGTCTTTACGACGTTTTGCCAACACCGTCTTCGCGTACTCGACAGGGTCCTGGCCTTCAGACGCATCGGCCAAAGCTACGAGAAGAGCCATAAGGTCGTCCAACGGCCCTTCATTCGTCAGCTTCCCACCGGTTTTGACCTGAGTCGCTGCCTCTTTCATCAGCTTCATGACTTCCGCTGTCAGCGTTGCCTGCGGGCCCGCGATGTTAACCGCGCTGATGACGAATTGGGCCATCGTCTGCGCGATCGCCGCCTGGCCTTTAAGGGCGGACACAAGGGCCTTCGGATCGACCTCGTAGCTCTCTTGCAAACGGAATGCGACCTCAGCGCTCAACGATCGATTGTTTTCGGCAGCGGATGCCACCAAGCGGTCCTTGAGATCAGCAGGGAGGCGGAGGTTGGTTTGTACGTCTTCGGAGGCCATGCGTCGATTATCCAAGCAAAGTGCTTGCACGCAACCAAGCAGACTGCTACATTGCAAACCAAGCAGAGTGCTACATGAAAGGAAACACGATGGCACCCAGCGAAGTCCAGACCAACCTTCGGCTCCCCGTGGAGCTGAAAAGTTGGCTGCAAGAGCAAGCGGAAAGCGCGCGCCGAAGCCTGACGGCCGAGGTCGTTCTCAGGCTCGAAGAGAGCCGCAAACAGCAACAGCAAGCGAAAGGAAACCAGCAGTGAAAGAGATCCTCAACATGAACGCGACGTTCTTCCTTGATGAAGACGCGCAGCAGTCGGGCCACGAGATCGCCATGGACAGCTGGATGAGCCGAGCCAACGGCGTGAGCGTGGAGGATGCGGCCAAGGGCCTGACCTCCGAACTGATGGCGATGGGCGCGACGGAGGGCGGCACCGCCCAGGCGTCCGGCATCTATGGCGCCCTCAAGGTGCTCATCGAGATGGCCGGCATCCCCACGATCACCGACGGAGCAGCAGAATGAGCGGCATCACACCGTTTGTTTTCGAGGGTCACGACGTCACAGTCATTTCCGACGACGACGGCAGCCTGCACTTCATAGCCATGGAGATCGCTGAGGTTCTCGACTACTCGGATACCGAAGCACTCACGCGCCGCTTGGACGACGACGAAAAGCAAAACCGACAAATCGTAGGTTTTGGAAATCGCGGCGTCACCATCATCAGCGAGCCCGGTTTGTACAGCGCCATCCTCGGCAGCACCAAGCCCCAAGCCAAGCCGTTCCAGAAGTGGGTTCGCAGCGAGGTGCTGCCCAGCATCCGCAAGACCGGCAGCTACAGCACGGCGCCACGCACACCAGGCGAGATCCTGATGCTTCAGGCGCAAGCCTTCTACCAACTGGAGCAGGCCCAAGCCAAGATCACCGCCAACATGCAGCGCCTGGAAACCCAAGTCGAGGACTTGGCCGAGTCCCGTGTATGGGACCACTGCCCCCAGAACTGCGAGAACCTGGGAAAGATCAAGGAGCGCATGAACAAGCGCTATGGCTTGCCGTCCTGGGTGATCGATGTGGTTGTGCGCCAGTTGCCTCTCAGCCCCAAGCCCTACGGCATGGTCCGCAACCAGCGCGAGGAGGCCAAGGGCTCCCAGTACGCCGTCTATGCCGTGGCCGACATTACGCGAGTCTTCGCGCAATTCGTGGACGAGTGTGTGCAGGAGACGCCGATGCGCGCCTCACATCGCCACATCGACCGCACGTTCCAGTTGCTGCGGGATGGCAAGAAGCCCCGGGCGCTGAAAGCCCATGCTCAAGCTGAGCCGGCCTGATCACCATGTCCGCGAGCGGCAACTCGTGAACATCCACTCAACCTGACTAGGACTAGGAATACACGCCATGGAACAGATCAAGATCCGCGTCACCGGCACCTCGCCGCTCATGATGCACGCCGACACCTTCGCCAACCCGCTCAATCCGGCCACGCGAGCGCATAAGGAATTGACCAGCAAGCGCAAAAAGACCGATGAGGACCATCTGGCTATCGCACGCAGCGAGTTCATCGGTGGCGCCTACTGGAACAAGGATGAGGGCTTCTTCGTCCCGGGCCAGAATTTCGACGCGACCTTCCTGGCCGGCGCCAAGCTCCAGAAGCTGGGCACCCATTGGAAGCGTGGCGCCCTGGTGCTGGAGAACCGCGTGAAGCTGCTGCACTCTGGCGCCGACACGCCGGAAAAGCTGTGGGATATGCCGGCGTTCGTGGACTGCCGTGGCGTGAAGGTCGGCACGGCCAAGATCATGCGTTACCGCCCGATCTTCTTGGACTGGTCCGCAGAACTGACCATCGCCGTGAACACAGATGTGCTCAACGCAGCCGAGGCTCGCAAGGCCATCGAGGATTCCGGCGCCCTGATCGGCGTCTGCGAGTACCGCCCCCGCTTCGGCCGCTTCGAGGTGGCTTATGTCTGAAGTCAAGCTGTACCCGGCCTGGAAGCAGGCCGTCCGGGACTTCCTGGACGACTTCGAGTATGGCGACATCGTGCCGCACGAATGGCTGGTGAAGCACTTCGGCCTGCCGATGCCGGACGAGCGCATGAGCGTTGCGGCATTCCAGTCCCGTCAGTTCGAATGGCTGTCCGCCATCGAGGGCTTCAAGGCCACCCTGCTCCAGGACCACCAGGTGCTGCTGCAGTCGGTGCGTGGCGAGGGCTACCGCTGGTGCCCGCCGGCCGAGCAGACCCAGGCCGCGACCAAGGACTTCGAGCGCGACGCAAGCAGGGCATTTCGCCTGGCTGGCCAACGCCTGCGCAACGTCCGCATCAACGAGCTGAGCGACGAGCAGCGCCGAGCAAACATCGACGCCATGGCGAAGGTCTCACATCTTCGAGGCGCAGTTCGAAAGCAGCTTCGATGACGCAGTTGCAAGCCCTCCTAAATGAGCGTTTGTGGATGCGAAGGCATTGACGGCGTGTCCGGGCACGGCATGACAAGGCCTGGCTTGGCAAGCTGGGATCCGGTAGGGGCTGTTAACAGCAGGTAGCGTTTTCAAAAGAGAGCGCTTCCTGATGCGTTCAGCACCAATGACCAGCTCGGGTCGGGCAAGGCGAGACCAGGCCTGGCATGACAGGGTTAGGCAAGGCATGGGCTGTCAACAGCGGCCAGCATCTTCACAGAGGGTGCTGGTCGAAGCAGATAGCTTCAATGTGCCGCGGGGCATGGCAAAACCCGGCAAGGCACGGTGGGCCCGAACAAGGTCCGGCATGGGCTGAAAACAGCGGCCATCCTCTTTGAAAGAGGTGGATGGTCAGTGGAGTCAGCTCCACAAAAAAGATGAGGCTCTAAGGGCGGCAACCCAAAGAGCCTCGGATGTGAAACCAATCGGACTAGGACTAGGAACACGCCATGGAATATAGCGCCTCAACCGAAAAGGGCAAAACCAATGCCCGCATTCAGTCTCAGAAATCGCCGGATGAGCTCTCCAGCAGCCGCGCAGCGCCAGCCCTGCCGGACCCCGTGACGGCCTTTGACCTGCTGGAGCGCATCCAGGAGATCGCGAACCACCGGGACAGCCTGATTCAGAGCACGCTGGAGACGCACCTCTGCTGCGCGAACATCCATCCCAAGCCCCTCCCTCCCCTGCCAGACTGGGCCGTCGAGCGGCTGAAGGACCAGGGCCGGGCCCATGCGGTGGACGAGGAGTTCCGCAACAAGGTGCGGCTTCTGGAGGACTGGCTGCATCTGGCTGCCGGCGACGGCTCTCAGTACCGCTACGAGGTCTGGACCTCGCGCTGCTCGCGCCTGGCATTTCGGCATGAGTCCTGGGAAGACGCAGCGAAGGCGCTCGACGAGCTGAAGCCGAAGCACCCCGATGCCTTTGTATGCCGCGTGAATGTGATGATGGCCACGCCGCCTGCTGAGTGCGAGCCCGCGCTCCTGGACACCATGCTCGGCAGGGTTGAGCACATCGGCACTTGGTTCGGCGAAAGCGACACGGGCGGTGATCTGATCGCGGTACAGGATGCGACCGGGCGCCAGGTCATGGTCCCCGCCGAAACCCTGCGCCAGCACCCGGTCTATGAGCGCCTGGACAAGCGGGGCAAGGACTACGTGGAGTGGTACATGGCGCGCCAGGCCAACAAGGGTCGCGAGCCATGAGCGCCGTCGCAGAACGCAAGGCCCCTGCCCTGCAGCAGCCCAGCCGCGCCATGCCGGCGACGGCTGTGGGCCAACTGGAGCACCCTGCCCAGGCAGCAGGGATGTTCGGACGGCACATCTTGCTCACCCATCACAGCCTGTTCGGCCACGTCATCGAAGCCGGAGACGTGATCAGCGTGGACTTCGATGCGCGCCGCATCACCTGCGACTCTGACTATCTGATCGCCTTCTACTACGGCCAGCGCCATCAATGGTTCGGCGTGAGGCGGTTCCATCGACGCCTGGACGGCTCCCTGGACATTGCAGATCCCCATGGGCTCGATGCGCTGCAGTGGGGCAAATGCACGCCCGAGATTCTCAACTCCATAACCGTCTTCGGCCGCGTGCTGGAGGTATTCAAGCCCGTCAGCAAAACGAGGTGCCGCCATGGTTGAAGCTGCATGCATTGAAGTCGCAAAGACCGACACCCTGCCGCAGGCCGAAGTCCTGGTCCGCCGTGTGGCGCGGCGCGTATACCACCCTATCCGACCACTCACGGAGACGAGCTTTCCAGGTCAAGAAGCCATTGACGAGGCTGATGCGCTTCTGATGGACTTGGATAGGACTGATGGAGCATGGATGGGAGAGGGCGCCAGGCCTCCCATGGAAGAGTTTCTCGCTCGCATCGCCGAGCGCCTGACGCAGGCATCCCTGACTTTGGGTGCCGCTGAGACAGATGGCAATGATCCCGTCGCTGCCGCGCGGTGCCTGGTCCGCGAGGCTCTGCCGCTGGCCATCGCTCTACCCGTTGCCTTTCGGACGTGGCGCCTTACTGGGGACTTATCGGCCCTCATCGCGCTGCAAGATGGCCAGCAGCCAGCCAGAGCGCCTGAGGCCGCCGCAAAGCCAGAAGCTGCAGAGGGAAAAGAGCATCACGTACTGAGCGCGATAGCTCTGCAAGCGAGCATCCTCCTGAACCTACTGGACAGTGCTGGCTGCTCATCCGATCTGGGTGAGGTGCACGAACTGGCCGAGGCTGCCAGGGTGGTCGGCGCTTGCATTGGAAGCCTTGCCGACGGCATGACTGGCGAGATTGCACGCGGCACCCAATACGACTGGCACCAAGCCTGCGAAGCCAGGAGCCCCCTCGATGCCTGAGCAAACCGAAGTCTTCCCTGGCGTGTTGCGCCATGTGGAGTACCGCATGGCCGTCTACGTGGGCCAGGCCCAGGCCTTGGTCGCTGCCGGCCTGGTCACGCAGCAGCAGCTCCCGGGCCAGGCCGGAAACGGCCGAGGCATGTGCACCTACGACGCCGACGGCAGCAAGGTGCACAGAGGCTGCTCGCGCAGCGCCAGCGCCGGCCGCAAGTACATCGTGGCCAAGCGCTGCGCAGAGGGCCTGCAGATTGAGGTCCGCCTAGTGCTGAGCCCCGAGCGCCTGGAGGCCATAGATGCCCAGCGCTTGAACGCCTCCTCTTGCTGGCCATTCCCTGTGGTGGTCGGCCACATCCCCAACATCCCCACGCGCCCAGCACTGCTGCGCGCCCGATAGGAACACCATGACCAATTCCGTGCGCAAGATGCTCGAATCGAAAGAGGCAAAGCGGGCAGACGCCGTGCATGTGCGGTATGAGAGCCTGCATGTCGAACCCGGCTTCAACCTGCGCCAGCAGGACCAGGACCTCGAAGAGAGCATCGAGGCCCTGGCACTGCACATCATCGAGGGCGGGAAGTATCCGCCCCTCGAAGTTCGGCCCCGTGACGACGGCGGCATGTGGATCGTGGACGGCCATCGCCGGCATGCGGCCATCGGCCGCGCCCTGGCCCGCAACGCCCCGTTGCGCAGTCCCAAGGATGGCGAGGCCTGGATCCACGTCGTGCTCTTCGAGGGCAACGAGGAAGACCGGATCGCGCGCATCATCACCAGCGCCGCAAACAAGCCGCTGACCCCGGCCGAGATCGCCGAGGGGTACAAGCGGCTCAAGGCCTTTGGCTGGACGCCCGCGCAGATCGCCAAAAAGGTTGGCCGCTCCGCCCAGCATGTGCAGGATCTGCTGGCCCTGGGCAACGCGCCGAGCCCGGTGCGCGAGATGGTGAAGGCTGGCCAGGTGTCGGCCACCCGGGCCGCCAAAGCCGCACGCAAGCATGGCGACAAGGCCACGGCAGTGCTGGGCGAGCAGCTGCAGCAGGCCCAGGCCCAGGGCAAGAAGCGGATCACGGCGGCCACCACGGACAAGCCGAAGCCCAGCGCCAGCGAGTTGCAGCAGGAGCGTGCCCGCCTGGACTGGGTGATCGAGCATCGCGGAATCGTCTTCCACCTTGGCGGCGAGTATTGCGTCACCTTCCCGTTCGAGCCTGACGCAGGCACCACGCCCTACCGTGATAGCCCCCGTGAGGCTATCGACACGGCAATGTCGCTTCAGAAAGGAAGCAGCCAATGACCTACCGTCCCAACCCCGAGAGCTTGGCCGCGCGCGTGCTCGGCTTCCTCGCGCTGCACCCCAGCGCCAGCCTGACCCTGGCCGACGTGGCCGCCAAGTTCGTGGCCCCAGAAGACGGGCGCAACATCCACACTCAGCTCATGATCGCCTGCGATCACGACATGCTGACCTACGACCCCGAGCACGACACCTACAGCAAGGGGCCTGTGGACATGCCATCCGCATTTGAGAAAACGGCCGACGACGAGCAAGCCTCGTTGTTGGTGAAGGCTCTGGATGACCAAGCTGCGGCCGAACCGCCCGTGCCGGCGCCGAAGCGCAAGGCGGCCAGCGCCAAGCCTCTCCGCCAGGAGAGGGGAGAGCCCGGCAGTCTGGAACACATGGCCCGGCAGGTCGGCGTGTGGGTGCCGCCGTCGGGCTTCAAAAGGGAGACCGCCCTGCAGCGCCTGCAGGCCTTTGCGGCGCTCATCGAGCGCTCGGTGCTGGAGCGCCTGCAGGCTGAGCAACAACCAGCAGGAGGGCCAGCAGCATGACAAGGTGGGTAACGCTACAGAAGGCATCGGACCTGACCGGACTGCCGACAACGTTCTTTGACGAAAGGACAGGAAGGTCTGGCCGCTGGCCCGAGGGTCAGGTATGGAAGTGGTTCGAGGGCCGAAAGCTGATCGACAGCGAAGCCCTCGACTCATTCATTGACCAGGCGGAATGTGCGCCCAGCACGCGCGGCAGGAAGAAGGCGGGGCAGGCATGCCCGGCGTGATCATCCGCAAGAACGCCATCCAGATCGATCTTCGGGCACAAGGGTACGGCAAGGAGCCCCTTGCCCTGTCGCCCACGCCCGTCAACATCCGGTATGCCGAGCGGCTGCGCGCGGAGATCCTGGGCAAGATCGAGCGCGGCACGTTCGTGGTGGCTGAATACTTCCCGACAAGCCCGCGCGCTGAAAAATCGCCTGAGCAAGAGCCAGAGAGCTTGGCAGGCCCAACGCTGGGCGATGTGTTTGAGGAATGGCTGAAGGTCAAGCGGCCCGAGGTGCAGCACAGCACCTCGCACCACTATCAGCAGACCCTCGACAGCTACCACTTTGACACGGTGCGCAAAACGCCGGCGGCCGAGTTCACCTTCCGCGAACTCAAGCTGCTGATGGCGGTACTGCCGGACAACCCGAAGACGTTCAACAACGTGGCCAGCGTCTTCAGCATGGCCCTGGAGTACGGCCACAACGCCAAGTTCATCGCCGAGCCGCTGCACCTGCAGGTGACGATGCGCAAGCACCAGAAGCCCGGCCCGGACCCGTTCACCCTGGACGAGGTCGAGCACCTGCTGACCAAGTTTCGCAGCGACAGGGCGCGGGACTACTACGAGTTCGCATTCTTCACCGGCCTGCGCCCTTCCGAGATGCTGGCCCTGAAATGGCCAAACGTCGATTTGCGCTCTGGCTCGGTGCTTGTGGATGCTGCGCTGACCCGTGGCAAGGTGAAGGGCACGAAGACCTCGGCTGCGCGCGAGTTGGAGCTGACCAGTCGCGCACTGCGGGTGTTGGAGCGTCAGCGCAAGGTCACGCAGCTGGCTGGAGGGGTGGTGTTCGTGGGGGAAACTGGCGAGGCTTTCAAGTCCACAGACGAACCGCTGCGCACCTGGTGGAAGCCGGCGATGAAGGTGTCTGGCATCCGGCACCGCGACGCCAGGCAGACGCGCCACACGTTCGCCACTGTTTGCCTCATGGCAGGTATTAAGCCGGCATGGGCAGCCCGCCAGATGGGTCATTCGGTGGAGATGTTCTATCGGGTATACAGCCGGTGGATCGACCACGCCGACAAGGGGGCCGAGCGTCGGAAGTTGGACGGTTACATCTCGGCAGAAGCCGGGGACATGAAGATCGATTTAGGCTGATTTAGAGGTGATTTTTAGGCTGAAAACTGGATGAATAATCAGTTGTTTTCGGCCTATTTACCACCTAATCAGGTTCGATTCCTGTCGGAGGGACCATCAATTTTCCAATGGCGACAACCACTTACAGCTCATTGAGTGGGTGTCTGGGCCATAAGTGGGACATGAATACGGTCTAAAGGGCTGGATTGCATGCCCGCGCAGTGGGCTCTCAACACGGAAACGACGACAGCCCCCTAGGCGCCCTCATGGGAATCGAAGGGGCCGTTTTCGTTTCATTTGGCCCGAGCTAAGCGCGCGCACCCGCATCAGCGCCGAACCTTCTCCAGCGCCACCGCAGGGCCTGCTCAGGCAGGGCAAATCACTTAGTGATTGCTTTTTTCAGTTCTTCCTGGAATTCCTCACCATTCCGAAGGCGAAGATATTCCTGATGTGCCAACCGATAGGCTTCTGATTCCATACCGTACGAAGTCGACAGTACTTCATAGCGGTCGACTCCGGCACGACGCCAGAGTGCCAGATCGGCCATGACCTCCGCGCGGGAAGTACTATTTACTTCCTTTTTATTTGCTGCGCTGCTCTCTTGAGAATTGGCTGCATAGCAAGTAGAAATAGCTATTGTGAAGAATGCAAATTTTAGAGTGCGCAATGCACTTGCCCTGATCAAGGGCGAGGCTATTTTTGACATGGTTTAAATGACAGATGACTATGAGGCTACCGGCAAGTATGTTATGCGGCAGTGTTGACCGAATGAATCAAAGACGCAATATCAAATATTGGGCCACTCCTTTCCCAAAGAAAATTGATGACTATCAGATATATTCATCAATCAATATTCAGAATAAATTTCCAATCAGTTTTTCTTTTTCCATCCAAAAATAATTGAAAATTCAAAACACTTTGCTGATCTTTACCCAAAGCCTTGCTCAGGGAATATCGACACGCAGCAGACCAGTGCACGAATGCTGCAAAAACCAAATAGATGATGAAATTCAATTGAGGTAACGAGTAGCGGGCTTGGAGTTTGAGAAGCCCTGGGCCAAATCTCCGTGCGCTTGCTCAAATGCGTCCCATGCCGCTGCCTCAGGCACTGGTGGAATGGTCACAAGCTCTCTGCGATCAAAACCCACCAGCTGCATCAACGAGTTCGTCAACCTCCATCCATGACATCGCCACCAGAGCGCTCATAGATCTCGGTGCGTGTGGCGGCCGGCAAAATCGCTGGTATGTAGACGCCCCTGGGCCCTGCCTCAGCTGCAAGGCGCTGCGAGAAGGCCAACATGTAGGACTTCGTTGCTGCGCAAATACCTTGTGAAAACTCAGGCAGCAATGCATTGAGCCGGTCGGTGGTACGGGCCACCCATACGAGATCGTGGCCACGAGCCGCAAAGCGGCGCGCGTAAACAGCACCAATGCCACTGGAGGCGCCAGCAATAAGAGAGCTAGTCATTTCAACTTCCCCAATTGATATCCACCATTTTTTATGGCAGCCTTGTCAATAAGACAGGTCAGCGCAGAGAGACGCTGCTGCGGAGAAAGATGCGTTCAGTTGCGGGAAGTCAAGCTGGCCATCGTGTAGTGCTCATAGTGGCCAATCCCATTCTTCACGATGGGATCTTCGGATGTAAACGAACCGATCTCTTGGTTGTCGGCGATCTGGTAAAGAGACACGCCGTAGCCATCACCATCGTCAATCACAGGCCCGTGCGCTACGATCACACCTTGCTCGAGAAGACCGTTCATATATTCGCCATGCTGCCTCATCCATGTTTTTTCTTCGCCGGACATGGTGCCCAGGAAATTCGCGCGAGGCGGGACAAATTTGCACAGGTAGTATTTCAT